TGATAAAATTAGAAAATGGTCAGCTGACGCAGCATCAACACTAGGTGTTAATCCGTATGGAACAACCAAAGATTTTATTAAATTTTTCTTTACCGGTCCAGATTTATTTGCAGGTGGTGGCGATCAAAGCAAGGACTATGCATTAGTATTTCGCGCAATACTAACTAGTTTTACAGATCAATTCTCTCCTAGTTGGTCACCTGTTAATATGATTGGTAGAGCAGATCCAAACTATACATATGGTGGCGTATCCCGCGATGTAGATTTAGCATTTACCGTGTATGCAACCGATCGGGATGAATTACGATTTATATACAGAAAATTAAATGCATTAGCATCATATACTGCTCCAGAATATAATCGAAGCTCAAAATCATTGGTTGCTCCGTGGATTCGATTAACTGTTGGGGATTTACTTGTATCACAAGCAGCAGTCATTAATAGTTTATCATATACATTCTTAGATGGCGATTCAACTTGGGAAATTAATTTTGAAGAGGATCCAGAGATGATGCAAGTACCTCATAAGGTTGATGTATCAATGGGTATACATTTAGTAGGAAATCAATTACCGGAACAATTAGGTAGTTTCTATTCATTGAGTAAAGATTTTGATAAAAACGGAACAACAATTGGAAAAGATTCTGGTCGAACATGGTTATATGATACAACTACGGTAACTGCTGCAAATAAATCTGGAGCACTTGGACAAGAAGAACAAGATAAATCTACACAACCAAAAGAGCTACAACCAATTGTTTAATCTGTTTTAACTTTTGTATAACTATAACAATATAAGATAAAACTGTATACAGTAACACATAAACCAAAGAATTAGTTGAAACATGATAATAAATGATATAGGATAATAACAATGGGTAGATATACTAATATTGAAATAAAAACACCGGCCGGCATTCGTAGGTATAAAACTGAATTGTTAACAATACCGCCGGCAACAGATGACATTATTTTACAAATAACAACTCCAGAACGACTAGATAAGTTATCACAAGAATTTTATGGTACTCCTAGTTTATGGTGGACAATTGCTTCAATTAATTCATTAAAAGGATCATCATATATGGTTGCATCAAATATCATTATACGAATTCCAACCCGAGACCGAATAACTAGTTATATAGAACAATTAAATACAACACGATGAATATATTTTATACACAGGTTGATGCAAATTTACAAAAAGAATTAAATGCACGAGCAAAAAGTGCAACCATTCGGGATACTAATTCATTGAATTTTATGTTAGGTAAAATTGCCAATGTGGAATTGAGTGCATATGAAGGGCCCGGGCCTGCAGTAAATGACAGTCAACGTATTCATGTTTTAGGTGGAAGTCGTATTTTGGGTCGAGATTATTTAGCATATGGCCAAGACGGTTTTTTAAATGCAAATAAAAAAGTTGAACGACCGGCTGATCAATTAGAATGGAATTGGAATCCTTTAACTAAAAAAGCTGATGCAACAACATTAATTGATGTACCAAATCCACAAAGACGAATACCACCATATATTTCTAGTGCAGACATTCAAATTGGTGATAATTCAATGGGATTGTTAAATACTGCAAATGTAGTAATTGAAATTCCGAATGCAGAGCGAGACTTGAATTTAATGGAAGAAATATATATGCGGCCTGGTCGTTATGTTAAACTAATGTTTATACATGATGCAAAAACATTGGTATCTGTAGCAGAAACTCAAGGTTTATTAACAGGAAGTATTCCATCAGATGTAAAATTAAAAGAATTATATCCGGGTGTCGATTTAGATGCAAAGAAAACTGAAATTCGCAGAATGAATCAAATAGTATTTGAAGGATTGTTAACTAATTTTAATTTTTCATATCAAAAAGATTTTAGTGTACAGTTACAAATACAACTCAGGGGAACAAGTAACGTTTTTACCGATGTATCAATGTTTATTGATGCACAAGGTAATTCGCCTAGTACCAACACAGCAAATCCAATAGCCGATCCTGCAAAATATAACGCAACGATAAATTCAAACTTGCAACAAACAGCAATTAATAATAACGGCCGATCTGGACTTCTTACAAATCCATTTGCTAATACTAACAATGGTATTAATTTTCAACCACTTCCGGCAACTAATAATATAAACTCCGGCAGAAAATTTTATATTCCACCAGCACCAATACCGCCAATTGATTTATTAAATTTACCACCTAGAGTATCATTCTATCAACAATTATTTGCTCAAGTTGAAGTAGATTATGAAATTTCATTTGAAAAGAAAAATGAAAAGGCAGTAATTAATATTACAGAAACTACTGCACCGGATAATAAATACACAAAACTAGAAAAAATCCTAAACCGATTAGATAAGCCAGCAAATACAATACATACTGATCATTATTTTTTATGTGGTAACGCGTGGGATCAATCAGTTACTATTAATAGTAAATCAACCAATGAAGCGGCAACATTTCAAAGATATATAACATTAGGATATTTAATTAATTTTATTAATAATACGGTATTGCGTGAAGAGTCATCCGGCCGGTCCACCGGGAAAACAGTAACAAATGCACAAATCATTTGCTCTGATAAATTTTGTTATAGCGTGTATTATCCAGAACTATGTTCTATTGATCCACAAAATATTTTATTACTACCAGCAGACGACAAACGAGGTACTACCGAATCATATGGCACCGGTGCAACACAAAAAAGATTTTTTAAAGATACATTGTCAGTAGATAATACATGGGAAGGATTCACCGGAAACTTACAAGACAAAACAGATCGGGCATATCCTTCGCGGATCATGATTAATTTAGATTTAATCAATGACATATTAGAATCATTATCGGCAGGAAATACTACAGGATTCAAAGTTTCTGATTTTTTATCCGCAATTAGTTTACAAATATTAAATGCTACATCTGGTGCAATAAGTTTAAAATTAATAACACACCCTGAAGATCAAACAGTATTAGCATTTTACGATGAAAACTTTATAGGAACACCAGAAGATAAACGAGGTGTTACAGAATATACTATTCCTATGACTACTACCGGCACTATAGTACATGATTTCCAACTCAAAGCAAGTTTACCAGACAATGTGTCATCATTATCCTATGTATTAAATCAAGATCCATCCCGCATTACAACGCAGGATATTGGGCCATACATTAATTATATGTATAATAGCAATGATCCAACAAAAGTAGCAGAAGCAGAACAATTACATGCAAATAAACATGCAGAATTTAAAAGTGCATTAACATCAGCTAAATCTAAATTTGCTGCAACAATGGTTGATACAAATTTACAAGCTGCATTAGATCTAGCACAGAAAAATTATTTATCAAGACCAACACCACTATTGAAGGATGACATACAAAGAATTGCACCTATTATTCCATTTGATATAACATTTACAATTGATGGGATTCATGGCTTTCGATATGGAGATGTATTGACATTTGACGTACTTCCAAAAAAATATAAAGTTAATACGGTATTTAGTATTGTAGGTGTTAATCATCAAGTATCCCAAGATAGTATTTGGACAACTGAAATACGATGTATAATGCGACCTAAAGTTAACGGATAATATGAGACTTAAACTATTATATTCACCAGATGAAATTACCAATAATTTATATACTTTTGGTAAAGAATGGATGACTACGGCAAATACAGAATATATTGGATTATATCATACGTATGCAACTGGAGAAGTATATACCGAACCGAGTTGGAACATAAAAAATTCTATACAATTAATTGCATATGAAGACATTTCATCCGCAAAATATCAATACACCCAAGTAAAGTCAATAAATACATCATTTATTAGTCCTACGCAATATCAAGCAGAAAATTCAATTACACAACCAAATCAGCCTCAACTACAACGCTATTTTATTCAACAAAAAAATGATTTAGCAAACATCATGGAAATTGATTCTACACAGTATGAACAATATGCAACGGGACAAATTGATTCAAATATTTATACCGCAGTTAAATTAACTTGGTATATTGCTGGTCCAATTGATGACATTCTAACAAACAACACAAAGCAATTTGGTATTCAATCAAAAAATAGACAATCTATACTTAACGTTGAAAAATTAATGCCGGGAATAACCACCAAATTATCAAATTTATTAGAATTCTATACAGACACGGATTTCATTGTCCCGCGGGACATTAATCTTGGATAATTGCATTTTTTTTCATATTATTCTAGTATGATACTAGACCACGAACAAGATGTAATAAACTTATTAGATCGCATTGTCGATACTAAAACGTTGCTTGTTCCGATATTTTCTAGTCCTACAATACATGTTTCGCAAAATCCATTAGTGGCAATATACATATATTCTGAAACTACCGATGAATGTATTATTCCAATGCGGCATACCGAACAACTAAGGGGCTTTTTAGAACTTGTCCCGAGGTTTTTACAATTACGCAATATCTTTATCCACGACAAGAAGCAGTGGCTTCAAACCGGTGGGACTGAGGATGTATGGGATGTTAAAACTTTGTGGTGGTATACATATGGAGAGGCCTACGAAGAAGCCCATTATCCAACCGCAGCGCACCAATTTTATTGGAGAAGACATTCAGCTTTGCCCCATGTTAACGCAATAGTACCATTACAAAAACATTTAGAAATGTGTCAAAAGATACGACACTATGCTTGGCCAATGTGTATGAATGCAGTAATGTCAGATTCATATAAGCAATTCAATAGCATATATCCGCAAGTATTTGCGCAGATTGAAACAGCAGGTCTGCAAGTTACTGATACATTCCGAATGCCGGAAATAGTTAAGGATGCTAAAGTATATTCACAATACAATTATCACACAATGACCGGGCGTCCTAGCAATGCATATCGAGGATTTAACTTTGCAGCAATGAACAAAGAAGATGGAACTCGATCAGCATTTTGTAGTCGCTTTGAAAACGGAGCATTAGTTGAAATGGATTTTGATTCATATCATGTTAGATTGATTGCAAAACTTATAAGATATGAATTGCCTGTATCATCAATACATGATTATTTAGGAAAATTTTATTTTGGTGTGGATTCATTAACAGACGAGCAACGAGCCGAAAGCAAACAAATTACCTTTAGATTGTTGTATGGTGGCATTGATTCAGAATTTTTATCAATACCATTTTTTCGGCAAGTAAACACATTTATATATGACTTATGGGCAAAATGGAAATCAAAGCATTATGTTGAAACACCTGTTCTTAAACGGCGACTAACTGCAGATGCGTTAAAAAATATGACCGCAAGTAAATTGTTTAATTATTATTTGCAAGCTACTGAAACGGAAGTGTCTGTGCAAAAATTGCAACAAGTACAAGACATATTGAAAACACATCATACGCGTATGATACTTTATACATATGATAGTATTTTAATAGATTTAGAAATATCAGAAATAAAAATTTTACCGGAATTACAATATTTATTAGAAAAAGGCGGATTTCCTATAAAAATGAAATATGGTAATACATATGATAAAATGTTAGAAGTAAAAAAATGATCGGAATTTATAAAATCATATCGACATCTAATAAAATTTATATAGGCCAATCAATTAATATTGAAAAACGATGGACGTCATATAAACGAAATAACAATTTTCAATTTCAAACAAGATTAAAAAAATCAATTGATAAATATGGTATAGATCAGCATAAGTTTATTATCGTAGAAGAATGTACGATTGACCAATTAAATAATCGAGAACGTTACTATCAAGATTTATATAATGTTTTAGGTCCGAATGGTTTAAATTGCAGATTAACAACATCTGAATCTAAAACTGGAAAAAATTCTATAGAATCTAATATTAAACGCGGTTTAACGCAAAAAGGAAAACCAAAAGGGCCTAGGCCAGATGTAGCATTACGTAATAAAATTATACATTCCGGGAAAATTATATCTGACCAACATAAGGAAGTTTTGAGAAATCGAAAAGGTACATGGAATCATTCTGCAGAATCTATAGAAAAAATACGAAATAAAAATAAAAGACCTAAATCGGAACTAGAAAAATTAAATATGTCAAATGCTTGGCTATTTAAAAAACATGTTATATGTCCACATTGTAAAAAATCTAGCAAAAATACAGCAAATATGTATAATTGTAAAAATATAACTAAAATAAACTAACTAAATATTTATATATAAAATAAAAACTATATCTTTATGAACATAGATTTAATATTAACGGAGTGGTGTTACAGATTACCAAAAGGATATCCAACGACTTCCAAAGATTACGATGTATTGTATCAAGTAATTGTAGAAGTTGCTAATGTTACTCCTGATTATGCTCGGCAAATTGTTGAACGTGCCAAAGTGGTATCACAACAATTAATTGCAGAATCTATCGAAATAGACTCTATAGAAAATCCAGCACTAGTAGAAGCACTTAATGCAGCAGGTAAAATTGCAGAATTTCGTCAATTTTTAAGTTTACTACCTACAGAAGCAGATCCAATAACATTGAAATATCTAAATTCAATGACACTAGAAAGTGCTGCACAATTTGCTAATTTATTATATTCACAAAACAGCATCGATGAAAATCAACTCAACCAAACTAGTTTTATGACAGGTGTTGCATCTGACCTATTTAGATTAGAACCAAAAGGTTTAGGTAAAGGTGAAATATTTTTAGCTGCATTGATACAAGATGCCCGAATTAATGGTGGTGGTGAAAGCTTTGATATGACAGTTAATGGAAAACCATATGAAATCAAAGACTATACTGGTGGTAAAGGAAATGCAAAATCAATTAGGTTAGGAACCAAAGCTAGTGTAACGCGCTTCAAATTTTGGGATGAAATAGTAACCACATTGAAACGACTTGATCAATTACGGGGAACAATGGAAAATCCAAAAATTGATTTTCACAAGTATTTTGATCAACCATTATTAGACGCAATTGTATATTTAGATAGTCGTCGCCAATTCATTATGGCAGGTAATCTAAACATGAAAGATAAACAATATTTAGATCAATTTTATCGAGAAGCAAATGCATTGAATTCCGATATTAACGGATATACCAATGTCATATTGCGAGGACCAAATGCAATTCCAATTGAAATGTCAATTGAGCCAATCACAAAAACACCTGATGGGTCAATTGTTATAAAACCAATTGAAGACGGCAGTCAAGACGTAACTTATATCAATTCAGAATTACGTCGATTGAAATATGTACGAGACCCATCTCAATTAAATGCAGATTTGCAACAAGCAGTAAATGAAATACTTGGCAGTGATTTGCAATTCATAGTTTTTAGAAAAGACAGGATACGAGTTACCAATGATTTTCGTTATGTAGTAATTGATGCCGGTAAAATTCGTATCATTGAAAAGGCAATCGGCGCAGATAAAATTGATTTAACAGACACAGACATAACCGAGGAATATGAACTTTGAAAACCCAACTACTTTGCACATTTGCACATAGATCAGACTTAAACATCGTTATCGACTACATACAGCAAAGTTACATTATACCAGAACAACGAATATTTGTATTTGCAAATGCAGATGCAGCAGATAATTTATATTGTACATATAATGCCGATGCCGGAACGCAACGGGGTCAGAATACAATAAGCATACACCGGAAAAAAGAAACCAATACATTGTATACAGTAAATGCATTGAACGAGATAATTCGTGCAGTAAATAACGGCGTATTAGACAAAACATACCAGCTGGATTGGACGATATATCAAAATTCATTTATCTTAACTGATGAGGCAGGATATCGAGTTATTGACCTTGTTTTCTTTAAGAAAATTACTTGGAAGTAATATTTATATATAGGAACAGTCATGAAAAAATTAGAAAATATGCGCCGATTTGGTACCAAGAATTTAAGCGAAGATACTGATTCAAATAATAACGGATATCCAGATAGCACAGAAGTTAATACCAAAGGCCGCGGACCTTCAATTCAAATTAACGGCCCATATCCTGAAAAATTCTTTTTAAATGATAGTATTGCTACTTTAAAAAATTCAAAAAAAGAAATTGCAACAATATTTAAACATCCTAAGGATAATGACTATTATGTAATTGTTAGGATACCATATAATAAACGTTCAATGACATCTTCTTATTATGAAATTGAAGCAGATACATTAGATGAGTTAAAAATGGAACTTATAGAAAATGAATTTATGTTACCAACAGAAAATATAGAACAATTTGTTATAGACGGAAACATAATATAAAAAACTTAACAATTAACTTTGATTTAACGACATAACTAATTAAAATATAATTAATTAACTAAGGAAACTAATTAAATGAATTATGAACAAATTTACAAGCAACTAATTGACCGAGCAAAAACAAGAGTCTTAACAGGTTACAAAGAAAGGCATCATATTATTCCTCGTTGTGTAGGTGGAAGCGATGATGCTTCAAATCTTGTAGAATTAACAGCTAGAGAACATTTTATCGCACATAAACTTCTTTGTGAAATTTATCCGGAAAATAATAAATTACGTTATGCACTCTGGGCAATGGTTGTATATAAATCTAAAAAAAATCAAAGAACATATAAAATTTCAAATCGAGAATATCAATCAATACGTTTATCTGTAATTGATATCATACGAGAAACGCAACTTAATCGAGAACGTTTACCTCATTATATCGAAACGAAACAAAAAATATCAACGGCACTTAAAGGAAAATCTAAGTCAGATCAACATATCAAAAATATGTCAAAATCACTAAAAGGCAAACCTGCTTGGAATAAAGGTACGAATGGTATTATTAAAGATTCTGATGAAACGCGAGAAAAGAAACGATTAGCTCATTTAGGTAAAAAACGAAAACCACACACTGAAGCAACAAAAGAAAAAATTCGAAAAAGTTTAGAACAAACTAGACTTGAGAAAAAAAATCAAAATTAAATTTGGATTTAACCGGTAAATCAATTATATTATTATTAATTATTAACTTAAAAAAAAAAGGAAAATTATGGCGTTGAATCTTGATGCAATAAAAGCAAAACTCAATCAGTTAAACAAATCTGATGACAAAAAACAAAATTTGTGGAAACCTGAAGCAGGTAAAACGCGAGTAAGAATTGTACCGTATGTACATCGCAAAGACAATCCATTCTTAGAATTATATTTTCATTATGACATCGGAAAAAGATCCATGTTATCACCAATCACATTTGGTAATGCAGATCCAATTGTAGAATTTGCAGACAAACTTAAAAAGACTGGCGATAAAGATGAATGGTTGATGGGTCGTAAGATTGAACCTAAAATGAGAACTTATGTTCCTGTTATTGTTCGAGGAAAAGAATCTGAAGGAGTTAAATTTTGGGGATTTGGTAAACAAATTTATACAGAGTTATTATCTATTATTTCTGATGCAGATTATGGCGATATTACCGACTTAATGAATGGTCGCGACATTGATGTAGAATTCACTCCAGCAGAAGGTGCATCATTTCCTAAAACAGCAATACGTGTTAAGCCGAATACACAACCAGCAACTGATGACAAAGCAATTGCTGAAAAAATTATGAATCAGCCACAAATCACTGATTTATTTCCTGAGCCAACATATGAAGAATTAGAAAAAGCATTAACAGAATGGATGAATCCAGAAAATGCAGATTCAGATGTAGCGGATGAAGAAAGTGAAGAAGAAACAACTACCCCAGCTCCAGCTAAGGCATCAACTAAGCCAGCTGCCACAAAAGTAGATGATGTTTCAACCGCATTCAACGATTTATTTAATTAAGGAGTTACATGGCTAAAAGCAAAAGTAAGTCAGAACTGGAAGATGCGTTAGCAAACACCCTGGCAGACAGTATTAACAAACAATTTAAAGGGCAGGCACTTAAAACTGCATTCTTTTTAGACGGCGATGATGATTCTCCCAGCAATGTTAAAGAATGGATTTCATCCGGATGTGACTCACTTGATTTAGCAATCTCAAACCGCCCTAATGGAGGATTTCCTGTCGGGCGGATTACTGAAATTACTGGTTTAGAAGCATCTGGGAAATCTTTATTAGCATCGCATACTTTAGCAGAAACGCAAAAGAAAGGTGGCTTAGCAGTTTATATTGATACCGAATCTGCAACAAGTAGTGAATTTTTACAAGCTATTGGTGTTGATTTAAAAACCATGTTGTATGTTCCGCTAGAAACAATTGAAGAAATATTTGAAACTATCGAAACAATTGTTGAAGGGGTTAGAAAATCAAATAAAGATCGATTAGTTACAATTGTAGTAGATTCAATAATGGGTGCATCAACTAAAATTGAAATGGCCGCTGAATATGATAAAGATGGATATGCAACAAGTAAATCTATTATTTTATCAAAAGCAATGCGTAAAGTTACCAATTGGATTGCTAGAGAAAATATTTGTTTGATATTCACCAATCAGCTTCGTACAAAACTAGGTGTGTCATTTGGTGACCAATGGACAACATCCGGTGGTAAGGCAATTCCATTTCATGCATCTGTCAGATTGCGTATTAAAAACACCGGTATGATCAAAGCAAAAATTAATGGCGTTGAACAAGTGGTTGGAAGTAAAACTGAAGTTCAAGTTGTTAAAAATCGTATGGGACCACCACATCGCAAAGTAAACTATGAAATCTACTATGACAGTGGAATTGATAATTACGGTGGTTGGCTAGAAACTATGAAGAAATTTGATTTAGTGAAACAAGCTGGCGCACATTATACATTGCAAGATGTTGATACTGAAACTGGTGAAGTATTTAGCGAAATTAAATTTCAATCAAAGAACTTTATCGATAAGGTGATTAATCACCCAGAAATAAAAAACAGGTTATATCAAAGAATTTGCGATGCTTATATATTCAAATACCAAGCCGGAATTGATGGCGGAATTGATGATGTAATTATTATCGATGAAGTTTATGACGAAGAAGGGTAACATTCCAAATTAACAAGTTATGAATTACCAAAGAATACATGATGCTATAATTGATAGAGCTCGCATCGAAAGTTGCCTGAGTATCGAGAACGGCATCATGTTATTCCTAGGTGCTTAGGTGGAAATGATGATAAAATCAATTTAGTCAAATTAACAGCTCGAGAACATTTTATCATTCATAAATTGTTATAAACAATGGCATGGTGATAAATGTAAAACTTTGAAATTATCAAATAATTCCTTATAATAGTATATGAACAAATATCAAAAACTCTTTAAAGAGTTGCAACAAGAACGCAGTTTAACACCTACTAACACAGATGATCATATATTAGTTGTTGATGGATTAAATATGTTTATCAGAGCTTTTGGCGCTACTCCTGGTTATAATGAAGATGGACAACATGTAGGAGGAATATCCGGATTTCTTTACTCAATAGGTAAAGTTGTAAGAGATTTTCGCCCTAGTCGTTGCGTAATTGTGTTTGATGGCAGAGGTGGGTCTGCAAAAAGAAAACGCATATACAGTGATTATAAAGGTAATAGAGCTAATAAAACTAAATTGCGCAGACACGATCATCACGAATCTACTATAGAAGAAGAACAAGAGTCAATGAGACATCAATTTTCGCGATTGATTTCATATCTAGATAATCTGCCTATTACTTTTATTTCAATGGATGGTATTGAAGCTGATGACACAATTGCATACATAGCTGATATGTATCAAGATATTAGCAAAAAGATTACGGTTGTATCTACGGATAGAGATTTCTATCAATTGATAAGTCCTACATTACAAGTATGGTCTCCTATCAAAAAGAAAATGTATGATGAAGCTGCATTAATTGAAGAATTTGGAGTTCATCCTACAAATTATGTAGTATATCGTACATTTACTGGTGATGCATCTGATAATATTCCCGGTGTTGATGGCTTCGGCCCAAAAACGATTCTAAAAACATTCCCGGAACTTGTTAATGCTACAGAATTTACATTGACTGATTTACAAGACAAATGTAAATTGTTAACGGAATCAAAGAATCATCAAAAGGTTCTTGATAACTATGACACAATTGATAAGAATTATCGTTTAATGAATATAAAATTATTAGATATTCCTGCGCAAACTGCAACAAAAATACGAGGAATATTAAATGAACCAATTCCATCACTTAATCGATCTGAGTTCCAACGCTTATTTTATGAAGATAAGATGTGGTCTATAATGAAGAACTTGCCCGATTGGTTAAACAATACTTGGTTATCATTAGATGCATTTGCAAAACAAACACAAAATTAAATTTTGGATACGCTAACAATTTTTATATAATAGTTACATGACTGATCGATTGGCCGAGTATGGATTTACATTCCAAGTAAAAGTTATAGCTGCAATGTTTACGGATAGAGCATTCTTACAACAAATTGCAGATATCATTCAACCAGATTATTTTGATTCGGACTCAAATATTTGGTTATTGGAAATTATAATAGCTCACTTTCGAGAATATAAAACTCCACCTTCTAAAGATGTACTTAAAGTAAAAGTAACAGAAATTAGTGATGACGTTTTAAAAACTGCAATATTAGAGCAATTAAAAGAAGTATTCAGATTTATGGAATCTGATGATCTTTCCTTTGTTAAAGATGAAATACTTAAGTTTTGCAAAAATCAAGAAATTAAACAAGCAATTATGGATTCGGTAGGATTACTTAAAATGGGTAATTACGATGAAATAAAAACTAAGATTGATAGCGCAATGAAAGCTGGCGCTGATACCAATATCGGATTAGATTATAAAGCAAATATTTCAGCTCGATATGCAGAATCATCTAGACATACAATTACCACCGGGTGGGATGTTGTTGATGATTTAATGGATGGCGGATTAGCTCGAGGAGAATTAGGAGTAGTAATGGCTCCTGCAGGTATTGGTAAATCTTGGATGCTTATTAATATCGGTGCCAATGCAATGCGGGCTGGACACACCGTTATACATTATACATTGGAGCTCAATGAAAATTATGTAGGTCAACGCTATGACTCCGTATTGACAGGTATTAATGCCCAGACATTGAAACATCATCAAGACACAGTACAAGAAAAAATGAATTCATTGCGAGGTGATTTGATTGTTAAATATTTTCCAACCAAGTCAGTTGGTATAATGGGGTTAAAGGCACATTTAGAAAAAACAATCATGTTAGGCAAAACACCAGCACTTGTAATTGTGGATTACGGTGACTTGTTGAAGATCAATACAAAAAAGGATAAGCACGAAGCATTAGAAGAACTATACGAGGAGTTACGCGGAATGGCAGGGGAATATGATATTCCAGTATGGACCGCGTCACAAGCAGGGAGATCGGCATTAGAAGAAGATATTATTGAAGCAGATAAGATTGCATCATCATATGGAAAAGTAATGGTTGCTGATTTTTTAATGTCACTTTCTAGAAAAGTAGAAGATAAAATGTCAGGTACCGGTAGAGGACATGTTATTAAAAATAGATTTGGACCAGACGGTATTACTTTACCTAGTAAAATTAATACAAATAATGGTCAATTTCAATTCTTTGAACCACAAACTACTCAAGGTAAACAAACTACTCAAACCATGAAAACCGGAGAAAATTTAATTAAGAAAAATTTAGCTCAAAAGTTTAAAGATTTGGGTGGAACATTAGGATAAAAACATATTTATATAAAATTAGGCACGGAGTTATTTCCGGGCTTTTTTTGTCTAAAAACAATTTATAAATTTATTAAAAACGAGATTACAAACAATGGAGATTTCAAACAAAATTTTGAGTGAGATTACAGTATATATGAAATACTCAAAGTATCTTCCCGAACTCAACCGTCGCGAAACGTGGAAAGAATTAGTTACAAGAAACAAACAAATGCATCAAAAAACTTATCCGCAGTTAGTGGATGAAATTGAAAAAGCATATGAGTTTGTATATGCAAAAAAAGTATTGCCTTCAATGCGTAGTTTGCAATTTGGTGGAAAGCCAATTGAAATTTCTCCTAATCGTATCTATAACTGTGCATATTTGCCAATTGATGATCATAGAGCATTTGGTGAAGCAATGTTCCTATTATTGGGTGGAACTGGCGTAGGTTATTCTGTGCAAAAACACCACATAGAAAAATTACCAGAAATACATAAACCAAACCCGAAACGCAATCGCCGATATCTAATTGCTGATTCAATTGAAGGATGGGCAGATGCAGTAAAGGTATTAGTTAAATCATATTTCGTAGGTGGATCATCATTTGTATTTGATTTTAGTGACATTCGCCAAAAAGGTGCACGATTAGTTACATCAGGAGGAAAAGCTCCGGGACCACAACCACTTAAAGAATGTTTAATTAAATTGCAAGGAATTTTAGATGCAAAAGAAGATGGCGATAAATTATCTTCAATTGAAGTGCATGATATGGTTTGTCATGTTGCTGATGCGGTTTTAGCAGGTGGTATTCGTAGAGCAGCTCTTATTAGTCTATTTAGTGCAGACGATGAAGAAATGATTGCATGTAAATCAGGTAATTGGTGGGAAACTAATCCACAAAGAGGTCGTGCTAACAATTCAGCAACATTGATGCGTCACAAACTTACAAAAGAATTCTTTATGGATCTGTGGAAACGTGTTGAATTATCAGGAGCAGGAGAGCCAGGAATCTATCTAACAAATGATAAAGATTGGGGAACTAATCCATGTTGTGAAATTGCACTACGTCCATTCCAATTCTGCAACCTATGTGAAGTAAATTCATCGGATATTGAATCACAAGAAGATTTAGAAATGCGAGTAAAAGCAGCAGCATTTATTGGTACACTACAAGCAGGGTATACTAGTTTTCATTATCTTCGTCCAATTTGGCAACGTACTACTGAAAAAGATGCATTGATTGGTGTATCTATGACAGGTATTGGTTCAGGTGTTGTATTAGGATATGATATGAAAGCTGCAGCAAAAGCAGTTAAAATTGAAAATGAAAGAGTTGCAAACTTAATAGGAATTAATCGTTCAGCTCGTACAACCACAGTTAAACCAGCTGGAACAACTTCATTAGCATTAGGTACATCATCAGGAATACACGCGTGGCACAATGATTATTATATTCGTCGAATCCGAGTAGGAAAAAATGAAGCTATCTATTCTTATTTAGCAACAAATCACCCAGAACTAGTAGAAGATGAATATTTTCGTCCACACGATACGGCAGTTATATCTATTCCACAAAAGGCTCCGGATGGTGCAATTCTAAGAACCGAATCTCCATTTCAATTATTGGACCGTATTAAGAAAGTACACTTAGAGTGGGTTAAACCAGGACATAGATCAGGAAATAATACACATAATGTATCAGCTACTGTATCATTAAGAGATGATGAATGGGATTTAGCAGGAGAATGGATGTGGAATGAACGTCAAAATTACAATGGATTATCAGTTTTACCATATAATGGCGGAACGTATACGCAAGCTCCTTTCGAAGATTGTAGCAAAGAAACATATGACACGATGATGCAATCACTTCATAACATTGATTTGAGTCAAGTTATCGAGTTAGATGACAATACTGATTTAGCTGGAGAAATTGCATGTGCTGGATCTTCATGTGAGATAAAATAATATTTAGATATTTATTAATATGATACGATTAAAATCATTATTAGAAGCTAAACAAGTAGGTATAATATATCACTACAGTACGTACGAAGCAGGATTAAAAATACTACAATCAAATCAACTAAAAGCTGACCATGCATGCAGATAGTACAAATGCAAAACCTGTATATGCTGTATCATTTACTCGAGATAAAAGATTTCATGATAATCATGCAGTTGGATTTACTAATACTTCTTTTGGGCAGACACCTCAAGTTAGATTTACAGTTGATGGCGATAAACTTAGTAATAAGTATAAAGTACAACCTTATTCACAAGGTGGCGTTTTTAGTAAAGGTGCAAGAGCATTTGAAGCTGAAGAAAGGGTTATATCCGATAAACAGTTTGATATCTCATTGAGTAATTACTTAGTTAGTGTTGATATGCTTGTTGAGTATAAAAAACCTAAGAAACGTGATTATGATTGGGGTGCAGAATATGATTACGAAACATACGCACCATTACGTGATAAAATTATTAAATTTACTCAAGATAAAAACATACCTATTAACTTAGTAGTTAATAAAAATGGTGACCCTTGGCCTGATAAATCTAAACAAACATTTATTGATAAAGTACTTAATTGGTTTAAAAAAGATATATCAAAACCAAAATATGATGCATCTGGAATAGATACTCCAGGCGATCCAAACATGTAATATTATGATACAATCAGCATCAAAAGATTGGATACAACAACAGTTCGTGAAGGAGTTTGGAAACAAGCTCTCTCCGGATGAGTTTTATTACAATGAAAATGGTCAATTGGTAATGACTGAAGCATATCATCAAAAACGTGGATCATGTTGTGGTAATGGATGCCGACATTGTCCGTATGAGCCAGCACATAAAAAAGGCAGTATTAATTTAAAGGATACTAATGATTAAATTAAAACGACTATTAGAAAATAATAATATACCAAATAAAGTATATCATTTCACAACAGCATCTGGCCTCGTAGGTATTATAAATTCTAATAAACTAAACGCATCTATGGAAAAATATGTTTGATTTACAGAAGATGCTGAATTATGGAGTTTCCAAGAATTTGAATCTGGCGATGAAATTGGGGTTAGATTGGAATTTAATACCAACTCACTACCGTCATTATCTCCATATATTTATCAAGGCGCACCAGGGGAAACATATGAACAGGAACAAGAGTGGGTATCAAAATCAGGTGACATTATGGGAATTGAAAATATTATAACAGATATCACTGCATTAGAATTTACTAAACCATATTTACGACAAAATATTCCTGGACATATATTAATGAATATTAATTTCATATAAACTTTGAAAATTTAATAAAATTTCTTATATTATAAAAAGAAAACAAGTTATGACAGACAAACAAAAAAAGAATTTAGAATTAGTTAAATCTGGTTTTGCTAACGGTATTTCAACGCAACTAGCAACTAAACAAGCAATGTTCGGACCTGATGCTACTTTAACTGCAGAAGAAAAACAAGCAATTATTGATGATGCTGCATTTTATTATGGAGAATTTCTTCGAGCATTAGGTGTGGTATGGGAATTAGATCCAAATTCATCAGATACCCCACGCCGAGTTGCAAAAGCATATGTAAATGATTTATGGGCTGGCAGATACAATCCAATGTCAGGAATCACAGCATTTCCTAGTGACGGATATGATGGCATTGTATTTGAAGGAGGTATTCCATTAACTTCAATGTGTAGCCATCATCATCAAACCATTTCCGGTCTTGTTCATGTTGCATATATTCCAGGTGAAAATAGCAATGTTATCGGTTTAAGTAAATTGAATCGTGTTGTAGAGCATTTTGGTAGAAGAGGTGCAATTCAAGAACAATTGACAGTAGCAATTCATCACGCAATAGATGAGCTTATTGAAAACAATAAAGGTGTAGCAGTTATGATTGAAGCAACTCATAATTGTGTGCAATGCAGAGGTGTTAAGCACGGCGGTGCTTCAATGAAGACTGCAAAATTAGCAGGAGCATTCCTAGAAGATGGCAATGCCCGCTCAGAATTTTATCAATTTGTAAAAGGTTATAATTAATGGCAACTTATAGAAAAAAACCAGTAGAGATTGAAGCAATTCAATGGGTATCTGATAACATTGAACAAGTGTATGAAATGTTAGGTGATAATCTAATACAGGGTATAGATATAGATGAAGATGAGTTAAGACATTTCATTAACACATTGGAAGGTAAAATGGAGATGTCTTGGGGCGATTATGTTATCAAAGGTGTTAAAGGAGAATTTTATCCTTGTAAACCTGATATTTTTGAATTAACTTACGAAATGGTAGAAAAAACAAATGAAAATGGCAACATTTAAGTCAACAAAATTATTTGACGGCTACTCAGCATGTTTCCGTCAATGGCGTGCAGAAGATACGCATTGCAAATTCTTACATGGTTATGCAGTATCATTTCGAGTATGGTTCGAAGGTGATTTAGATCATCGCAATTGGGTATTTGATTTCGGTGGAATGAAACGAGCAAAAGCTAAAATTGCGGATATGTCTCCAAAAGATTACTTTGCATTTTTATTGGATCATACTACAATTGTTGCTATCGATGATCCATATTTAAAAACATTCCAGCAAATGGATGCTGATGGTATTATTCAATTACGAATTCTACCAGCAACTGGTTGTGAAAAGTTTGCAGAACATTTATATTATGTAATAAATGCATTCTTAAAAGAAGAAACTGAAGGAAGAGTTAAAGCAACCAAAGTAGAAGTATATGAACATGAAAGAAACTCAGCAAGTTATGGAGAATAATGAAACATATGTATCACTGTTTGAATATTTAGGTAAAGGCTCCGGTGGTTCAAATATCGGCCGAGAAGTAACAGCAGAGGCGGTTAAACGTGGCATTGAAATTAAATGGAGAATACTACCCAAAGAAGTACAAAAGCCAGAATATACTCAAGTACAACTATATCCGATATCATTCTTGGATTCATATTTTAGTAATAATTCTAACCCTGAAATGGATCGAACACCATTAGTAAGGCGTTCTGAATTACATAAATTGCAACAACGACTTGAAGCACTTGAATCAATGTTTCAGGATGTAATTAAAAAATTAGATGTACCAACTAAATTAGAAGATGACTATGACCTCCCTTTCTAAAAGAATTACAGACTACGACAAAGTCTTACCGATTATTGAATTATATCGATGTGTGCAATCTGAAGGATCTCGATTTGGCAGACCTACTATTGCAGTTAGAACAACCGGATGTACCCACAGATGTTTCTTTGGTGAAGGCGGTTGGTGTGATAGCTGGTACACCTCAATACATCCTGAGAAAGGAACATTTACATTCAATGACATTATTGCGATATATGATGAAAATCCACATATAAAAGAAATGATGTTAACAGGAGGTGCTCCGACAATGCATCCGGCACTAGTAAATGAATTAACACACTTTGCACATGAAAGAAACATTATCATTACTATCGAAACTGAAGGATCTCATTTTCTTGCTACTGATTTTCCAATTGATGTCATTAGCCTCAGTCCTAAGTTTAGTAATAGTATACCCGTTTTGGGTGCTAAGACGCCTCAAGGCGCGATTGTTGACGAAAAAATGATCGTACAACACAATAAATTTAGATTAAATAAACACGCCATGGCTGAAATGATAATGTATCACACAGATTATCATTACAAACCAGTATGGGATGGCACTCCTGAAAATTTAGAAGAAATTGAGGAATTGCGTATAGAATTGCTTATTCCAAAAGAAAAGACATATATTATGCCAGCAGGCGATACCCGAGAGGAATTAATTAAAATGTATCCCGTAGTATTTGAAATGTGTGCAGAGCATGGTTATAACATGACAGGAAGAGACCATATTGTGGCCTGGGACACAAAACGGGGCGTGTAAACTGCATTAGATTATAAGAAAAGAATATAATGTTACATATTTATAATAAAGGAATGTTATGACATATGTACGAACAGACAAAATAGGATCGAGATATAAATTTATTCATGGTAGAACATGCGATATATGCAATAACTATTTTGAGTCAGTTAAAGGAAATA